TTGCAGATGTAGTTGAGGCTTATGAGTTTGTAACTGGTGAAGATGGGAAAGAATTTGAGACTGTCTGCCTTGATTCCATCTCTGATATTGTTGAGACTTTTCTAGCCAAACTCAAGGAAGAGTCAACAGATCCAAGACAAGCTTATGGCAAGTTGAATGACATGTGTGCAGATATCATTAAGAAGTTCCGTGATATCCCAGACAAGCATGTCTATTTTACAGCTAAGAATAAGCGGATTGAAGATCAGTTCACTGGCATTACTTCTTGGCAACCATCTATGCCTGGTCAGACTCTTGGGCCAGCATTACCTTACCTTTTTGATTTCGTTATTCCATTACGTATTGGTGTGACTCCTGAAAATGTGGAGTACCGCTATCTTCAGACAAAGGCTGACATCCAGTATCTTGCCAAAGATCGTTCAGGAAAGCTTGAGCCTCAAGAGGAGCCAAACTTGGGGAAGCTATTTGCCAAGGCTCTTGACCCTAAAACAAAAAGAAAATAGCCAATAAAGGCTAAAATATTTAAGGATAAAATATGAATAATTGTGAAGTTGTAGAAATTAATGGAATTGAATATGTCAAGAAAGATTCAATTAAGAAACAAGCTAAGACACTAAAGGGGATGAAATATTGTATTGTGCGAACATATTCTGCAGGGGTTTTTGCTGGATATATAAAGAGTCACACAGGCAAGGAGGTTGTTGTCATAAATGCTAGGAGATTATGGCGGTGGTATGGTGCATCATCTCTTTCTCAGATGGCAATGGAAGGAACAAAGAAGCCAGATCAATGTAAATTTCCATGTGAAGTTGATTCAATTACTCTGACAGAAGCAATTGAAATTATTGAGTGCACAGAAGCAGCACAGGAATCAATTAAAGGGGTGAAGATATGGCAGCAATAGTTGATGGCGCTGGCGATGGCGATGGCTATGGCTATGGCGATGGCGATGGCGATGGCGATGGCTATGGCTCTGGCGCTGGCGATGGCTATGGCGATGGCGATGGCTATGGCGATGGCTCTGGCGATGGCGATGGCGCTGGCGATGGCTATGGCTATGGCGATGGCTAATTTGCAAAACAGATTAACAAGTAGTACAACTAAACCAAAGACCATAGGAGAAATAAACATGGCAACATTACCAAGCGCGTTTGATAGTAATCAACATGATGATATGCAAGGGGCATTTGACCCAATTCCAGCTGATACTTATCAAGCGCAAATTACTGGCTCTAGTGTTGAAGACACAAAAGCTAAAAATGGCAAGTACATTAAACTTGAATTCACAATTCTTTCAGGTGAATATAAAGGTCGTAAAATTTGGACAAATCTGAATATTATTAACCCAAATCCTGTGGCAGTGGAGATTGCCCAGAAAGAACTTGCTACCCTATGCCGAGCTTGTGGCAAGCCTGTTATTCAGGATACACAAGAAATTCATGGAGTCCCTTTTAATATGAAAGTCAAGATCACTCCTGCGAAGGGTGATTGGCCAGCTGGAAATGCACCTTGTGGATATGAATCTTTATCTGGTGCTGGTGCTCCTCCTGCTGCCACTGGATCTCACAAAGAAGCTGAAGCTTCAGGGGATGCATCCGCGCCATCTAGTTCTGGGGTGCCTTGGCAAAAGTAATTAGTTGATGAAATACAGGGCAAGGGATAATTAATCCTAAGAGGTAGGCAGGGGTGGAATGAGGCTAGTGCCTTAACAACCTTGCCTTGTGTTTTATTAACTAATAGGTGATAACATGATAAATCAAGAAAGATTGAAAGAATTACTCCATTATAATCCAGGAACTGGAATATTTACATGGATGGTTAATAGAAGATCAAACTTGTTGAAAGGGTGCACTGCAGGGTGGAATCAGTTGGGATATATTATGATAGGCATTGATGGCCTTATATATCAGGCTCATAGGCTTGCAATCTTGTACATGGATGGCTATTTGCCTGAAGGTCAAGTTGATCACAAAGATAGAATTAAACATCACAACTGGTACAGCAATTTAAGGCCAGATGTAACACACCAATGCAATATGAGAAATAAAGGATTGCAGAAAAATAATACATCAGGGTTTACAGGATTAGCAAAAAGAGGCAAAAAATGGTGTGTATGCATATACATAAATAAACACCAATATAATTTCCATAGAGGAGATGATCTTGTTGAAGCAGTTGCTCACAGGTTAGCAGCAGAGCAGTGTTTGGATTGGTGTGGTCATGAAAATTCAGATTCTAAGAAATACATAGATAATTATTTAAAGGAGATTAATAATGGCACTTTTACCTGTTGATACAAGATTAAAAACTGAGCAACTTATTGAAGACCAAGAGCTTATTCAGAAACCACGTGAATACCTTGGAATGTCTGGACTGGGAGGGGATTGCTCAAGGGCAATGTGGTATGGTTTCCGCTTGTGCTCTAAAAGAACAATAACCCCTAGGCAAGCAAGACTTTTTGGAAGAGGGCATAAAGAGGAGCCTATCATTGTAGAGAGTCTTGAAGCTGTTGGCATGGAGCACTTTGATGACCAAGCTGAGATAGTTGAGTGCCATGGGCACTGCAAAGGCCACTGTGATGGAAAGTTGCGGAATGTTCCTGATGCCCCTAAAACAGACCACCTTGCTGAATTCAAGACTGCCAATGATAAGAATTTCAAGGACATGTGCAAAAAAGGTGTGAAGAAATCCAAGCCAATATATTATGCTCAGATGGCTCTTTATATGTATGGCTTTGGATTGAAGCGAGCCTTATTTATTATGGTTAATAAAAATGATGATTCTCGTTATTATGAGAGAGTTGCCTGTGATAATGTATTGGCAAAAGAGCTTCTACAAAAAGGGATGGATATCATTTCTTCTGAGGTTCCTCTTGAAAAAATTGGTGGACCAAATTGGTTTAAGTGCAAGTGGTGTGATCACTATCAAGTGTGCCACTTTGGGGAAATGCCACAAAAGAGCTGCAGAACATGCCAGAGTTGTGACATTCATGATGATGGGAAGTGGGCTTGCTCATTGCGGGATGAATGGTTGACTTGGGAAGTTCAGCAAGTAGGGTGTTCAGCTTATCATTTGATGGAGGGGTTGAAAGGATAGTGTTTATTGAGTGTAAATATACCCTCTTCCTTGAAGAGATGCTTGCTGAACTTGCTGAATGCAGATTAGAAGTCTGTCTGGTTCCTTCTAAAATTCCTGAGTGTGCTTCTGATGGTGGGATGATAAGGGCAGTTTGCTCAATAAATCCAATTTGGTATAGTGAATTAGCCTCTCAGCACCCTAAAGCTAATCAAAGAGTGAGAAAGAAGCCACAAACTTCTATCAGAAGAGGATCTGTAATATCAACAATTAAATGCATGATTAAAAACAAGAAAAGCAAATCAAAATATGCAGAATTTTTACTTGATGTGGCAAAATCAAGACATGAAGCTATAGAATATGAAATATCAAGTTCAGAGGTTCCATTTTAAATGATCACTCTAAGAAAATACCAGCAAGAGGCAATTAATTCTGTCTTCAATTATTTTTATCAAGGTAACAAGGGCAATCCTTTAGTTGTCGCGCCAACGGGCTCAGGCAAATCTATTATCATAGGTGGTTTTTGCAAACAGGTGATGGAACAATGGGGAGAACAGCGCATATTAGTTGTTAGCCATGTAAAAGAAATCCTTGAACAAGACTATGAGAAGATAAAAGAAATGTGCCCTAGGGTAGATATAGGGCTGTATTCAGCTGGTTTAGGAAAGAAGCACATAGGGAAAATTACTGTTGCTGGAATTCAGTCTATTTATAATAAGCCTGAGTTGTTTGATTCTTTTGATATTATCATAGTTGATGAAGCTCATACAATCCCTCATACAAGGGAAGGCAGGTATCACAAATTTTTCGAGCAAGTTGAGGTTCCTGTCATTGGTTTTACTGCTACTCCTTTCCGCTTGGGGTATGGCTATCTTCATCTTGGTGATGGCGCGTTCTTCTCTGATATTGTTTACACTATCCCTATAAAAACATTGCAGGATCAAGGGCACCTTTGTCTGCTTACTTCTAAAGGCACAGAAAACCGC